GCTTCTAAAGCATATCCTATTCCACTTGCTCCAGTTCCAGTAGTTGCAGTTTCAATCTTATTAGCAGTTGCATCAGTCATTAATGCAGCTCCAACATTAACTGCTGCTCCAGCAACACCTTTGAATATTCCACCCATATAAACTTTAATAGTAACTTTACCATCGTTTGCAATCTTCTCTTCTGCTGCGATTCCAGCAACTTTATCATTTTGTCCGCTTGTAATTATAGCAGTCATTGATTCAGTTAGTTTAAGAATAGCACCTTTTGCAATACCAGCTCCATCAGCACATTTAAAATTGATAGGTAATTCAGTCTCAACCATTAGAGTAGTTTCGTTTGCCATGGTTACCACTAAGCATTGATATATTTAAACCTTTGTTATTTCCTTTGCTCTAGTAGAATTTTGTCTTTAGCAACTTTCAATAACTCTTTATTGATTATTAAATCATTCTCAATCTTTTCGATTAAGCTTTCAGTTTGCTTTTTAACATTAGTCCATAGAACTTCTAAAGGTGTTCCAATCTTTATCCCTAAATCTTTTGGGATTTTAGTTTCTTTATTTTCCATATTCTCCTCCAGATTGGATTCTCTCAGCATACTCAGAGTTAGTTTCTTTCTTAGGTTCGTTTGATGGGCTTCCAGCTTCTGCTTCTCCACCGACCATCTTTCTCGCAGCTAAGTTTTCTTCTCGAGTGATTAGTTCTTCTTTTCTATCATTCTCTCTCTTCATAGCTTCAACGTTTAAGTCTGCTCTGTCTAAGTTTGATAACGTTTTCTTTCCTTCACCTTCTCCCTCTTGAGTTGAATTACTTTCTCCCTGAGTTTTTTCTCCTTCTTCATTCGACGTTTGTTCATTTTCCATTTGTTTGACCTCCATTTTGATTCATTAAAAGTTTATTTGTATCTATTTGTAATTGTGCGACTTCTGTGTTTGTTAGTGCTAGATTTCTTGAAGGCCATAATACTGGATTCAAGGCAGTATTAACATTGATAAAAGTTTTTGCATCGTTTATAAATTCTTGTGCTGAATCTAATGATGCTAATCCTTCCTCTGGAGACATTTGTCCAAAGGTTACTGCATCCCTTATTGTATTTGAGAATATTGTAACTCCACCAATAATATTATCTGATGCTAACCATGTCATGGTTCCACTAACTCCCACAGCTAATCCGATTGTTCCTTTATTTGCTTTCAGAGTATCACCTATTCTTTTCCCTATTGTCTTTTGTGGGTTTGCTCCTTTGGTTAGAAAGTCTGCAACCTCATTAACTCTCCTATTCCCTAGTTGTTTTGTTAATGCTCTTGTTTGTTCATTTGTTAATCCAAACTCTTTCCTAAATGCTGGAGTATCAACATCTATGAAATTCTTAATTAAACTCTGTCCTGGTTTTATTGCTTGTGCTGCTTTTTTTGCGGGTCTTGCTAAACCTGTTGTAGCTATTGCCCCCTTTGCTCCTGCAACTTTTGCGGATCTTGCTGCAACTTTTGCGGATCTTGCTAAACCTGTTGCAGCTATTGCCCCCTTTATTCCTGTAATTCCTCCAGGTAATGGTAATACTGCAAAGAAATCATCTTGACTTGCTTCCCCACTTAGAATTCTCTGTGCTGCTGCTTGCCCAGTTAATTCCTCCGCTCCCCTTGTAACATTTCTTAATGCTTGTCTGAATGCTCCTTGTTCTTGTCCTTGTTCTTCTTCTGGTCTAGGTTCAAACCCACTCTGTGATAAATCAACTCTTGGGGGTGGGTTAAAAAACGCTTCTTGTTCAAAACCTTCTGCTCCAGATAATAAGTTCTCTCTTCTTTGTTGCTGTTCAGGGGTAAAATTAGCTTGAAAGTTCTCTGCTCCTGCAAGTCTTTGCCCGGGGTCTGCCCCTCTTACTTGTTCCTCAAATACCCTTCCAGCTTCTCCTCTTCTTATTCTCTCAATCTCGGGTGAACCAATACCTTCAACAGTATCTCCAAACTTTTCCTTAACAAGTGCTTGGTCGCTTCTTATCTTAATTGGAGTTGGTGTTGATTCTTGAGTTGGTGATTTCTGTGTTACACTACTCTTTTTCTTTCTTCTGCTAGTTGTGCTAAATCCAGTTCCCATTATATTGTCACCCCTACGATTAATGCTAAGATTTCTTTATTCTCAAAACCTATGGTTGCGAATACTCCCCCCAGAGTTACATACAACATCTTCTTAATCCATTTAATATCAGTTTCCATAATCATTAATCTATCACTTATTTTCATTGTCCTGCTCCTGCGGTTGTTTCGTTAGGTTGAACTGTTGTAGGGTCTGGGTCTTTCTTCTCATCGCTAAGCAATTCATTCTCCAAACTTACAGGGAACTCTAAATTTATTTCCAAACCTAATTGCAAACCTACTTGCTCTTCAAAAAAAAGCTGGTCTTCTTCTGTGTTCTGTTGGAAGGCTAGATAAACTATTGATGATGCTTTCTCTGTGAACTCTGAACCACCTCCTACGATTATCTTTGGAGTTCCAGCAGTTTGATAGAATTGATTATCAAGATAATTTATCCAAGGTAATAATGAGATTGAAGCATTTGGCGCAACTGCAACAAGTTCTGGAACTACAATATCTTTAGGAACGTAAATTATTGGTTGTCCGCTTTCATTTATTCCATCATACTTTTGTTTGAACGCTGCTATCTTTGTATCGTCGTCGCTGTCTAAGTGAACTATCCACTTTGGATAAGCGAACTGATGATTGATTGTTCTGCTGTCTTGCATCGCTTCTGTCTTCATATCAAGAATTAGTTTAAGTTTTTGAATAATACCTCTCCCGTGAATCTCATCTAATACCCTATTCCTTTGAAGATAAAATATTTTATCTCTTGCAAAGGTTTTAGGTTTCTTTCCTTTAACTTTAGAGCTTTGTTCAAATCTTATTATCTGTCCTTCCTTATCTGCAATATTAGACATTACTCCAGGGTCTAATGGTTTAAGATTAATCAAGTTTCCAGAATCATCTCTTATAATCTCTGCGTAGAAGTTCCCACCAATCAGCATAGTTCTCATTGCGTTTTCTAGGATGGTGTTGAATGAATCAAAACCATTTCCTCTAATCCCATCTAAGATAAACTTTGCTGCGGGTTCTGCTTTAAACCCTTTTCCAACAGTCCATGTTGCTCTTGCATCAATCACTGCAGTTATCTCTGGAGTTTTTGGGTCTGTGTAATAACCAAATCTTTCATAGAACTCATCATCCTGCCATTTTGTTTCTTTTGAATCACTTGCACTATCGGGGGTGTTTGAACTAACAGGTTCGTCTTTGACTATCCCTGTAATATCACTTTCACTTGCTGAGCTTATTTCTGTTTCTGGCATTTTATATATCTAATTGAAATGGAACGTTTATACTTAATCTTGTTGGTTGGCCTGTTACAATAATTTGTGGTCTTAATTTATTAGATGCAATTGTTGATGGTTCTTTTGTGTCTGGTCTGTTTGAGGGGTCAAGTCCTATTGCTGCTATTAAACTATTTGCCCCAGTTGTTGCTTCAAACCAGCCTTCAACAGTTACTCTTAATATTTCTCCTGCCTTAAATCTTTTAGTTGTTGCTTGTGTAACTTTTAATAATGCGTTTGCAGACATTCTTGCAAGTCCTCCAGAGTTTAAATCTCCTATGGTATATAATGTGCTTGTTGCTGTGCTTCCTAATTGAGTTTCGGTTGAACCGTCAAAATGATAGACTTTTACTATTACTTGCATGTTTACACTTTCATCTACTGCTGAGGGATTTGCTATTCCTATGGGAACATTAACTTGTATTTCTCCTTTTATATTTTTAGGAACATTAAATTCTATATCAAAATCTAAATTAAATAGTTGAGTTAATGCGTTTGCTATTCCTCCTATTGGATTTACTATCTTTATGAACTCTGAACTAACTGTGCTTCTCGGTGTTGTTGTTTCTAATCCACCATTACATAACGCTCCATAATATTCAACATAACCCGTTCCATTTGCAATATCAACCCAATCATAATTAACAAACTGTTCCCTCTGATTAAAAACTCCTGGTAATGTCATTATTCAAATCTTATCGAAAAACCTCCGTTCATGCTTGCTTGATTAATATCAATCCCTCTAAATAATATTCTTCCTAAAAGTCTTCCCCACTTCTCCACTCTGTTTTTTCTATCCATAACAACAGTTACTTCTTCCCCTAAAATCTCACTCTCCAACCAACTCTGGCTTTTAGCTCCACCAATCTCATCAAGTTCTGGGGCTGCAATATCTATAAAACGAATAGGAAAGTCAAAGTCTCTATCTTCCCACTTAACTCTTATTGTGTCTCCATCAGTTACTTTCACAACCTTAGCTACAAAGTCCTGAGTTATCTGTTTGTGTGGGCTTTCAAAATAGTATAAGTTCATCTGCCTGTTTGTTAATTCAGGGAATCGTTTAAAATCATGCGCCATTTACAAAGTCCTGTACTTTTTTATCTTTCAATATTGATAAGTTTCTTTGAACGTCGTTTGTTAGAATTGTTATTTTATCTTCTGCAACAGTTCTTCCATAAGTATCTAAGTCATATCCTATCCCTTCAATCGCAACCATAGAAGCAGTTATGTTTGTGATTAAATATTTCACATCAACGTTTAAGGTTCCCCAATTATCAGAGAAATTATATCTCGCGAATCCATTAACAACACTCTCCGCTTGAAGAAGGGCTGCTGTTTTCATAACATCAGTAAATGCAGCGCTTACATTAGCTCCAGTCTTCTGGTCAATCTCTGCTTCTGTTGCGGTTATTCCTGTAAATGCCATGTTTTACTTAACACACCCAAAGTTTTAAAGTTTTGTCTTTCATCGCAAACGCAACTCTAATCAATGCTTCTGCAATATGGGAGTAGTTCCCATAGATTATCAACTTCCCACCTTCTGAGTATTCGTATTGCATAGATTTTAAGCTTTGCTTTAATCTTGCATCATCAAACAATTCAATCAAACTTTTCTCCATCAAGTTCTTTAAATTCATATAAAGGTCTTCTTTCATCATTGGAACTTTCCTATCTTTATCAGCTCCCTTCAATCTATCAATGCTACGTTTAGCGTTATTAATCCCTACAACTTTTCTTTTAGTTTGTTCATCTTCAAAAAGAATATCATAAACCCCAATCCCCATACCACCATCATCAATATACATCTTCTTGTAATCATAGAGAAAGTCTTTGTGAATCATTAGTCTTGCTGTGTTTGTTAATGCTTGAGCTTCTGGGATGTCTAGTTCAAACATTCTTAATATCTCTCCTCTTCGTTTAGCTGATATTAAAACCGTTTCATCCCCACCATGGCGGGCTATGTCTGCTCCTAAGAAGTTATCACCTCCTGGATGGATGACAGCCCCAGGGGTGATAGTGCAAACCTTATCTATTAATTCTGGTTCAAAGAGTCTCATAATTCCACCAACAAACAAGCCCAAGTATTCCTGCTGATATTGTAACTTAGTCATTCTCTCTTTCTCATCTTTCAAGAACTCTAGCATATTGCTCTTTTGTGGTTCTTCTCTTCCTTTTGCAACTTCTTCCGTGTTCACATGGAAAGATGTAAAGTTCTTATCGTGAAAACATCTGTGGAAATAACCAGTTGCTCCAAATGGTGTAGATAACAAAACAATATCCCCCCCAGTTGTTGCCAGCATAGGCGTTACAGCCGCCCACACGTCTTCTGAGATAAAAGCTGCTTCATCTGCGTATAATCTATCGATTGTGAAACCTCTGATACCATAACCACTATCACCTGTTGGCAAACATCTTATTATAGTTCCATTGTTTAGCTTCAACTCATGCTTAGTTGGTCTATCTACTCCAGAGAGTATCATCTTTCTGTAATTATCATGTAAATAGCTTAAAACCTTCTCGAATAGAAGTAATGCTTGTCTCTCTGTTGCTGCGATAATCATAATACTCTTGTTCTTGTTCTTAGCAGCGTATTCCCCTCCATCCTGCGAGATAATAGTAGATTTACCAGATTGTCGCCCAGAACATATGGCTTTGTTACCACTCGTAGCCAATACTTCCTTTTGCCACTTATCCAGCTCAAGCTTCTGCATCTAAATCCACCGCCTGCTCCGCGTGAGAATCAATATACTCCTGCAAACACCTTAGAAAGCCCTTACTCATGTTCTTCTTACGCCTATTTAATACTGTAATAGCCCAGTGTTCTCCCTTGTATAAGGTAACTAATATCTCTCCAGCGGGTTCATCTGGATAGCTGATGTGGTGCCTTTGCGTTACTTGTTTTCTAGCCATTATAATCTCTTTTGCCCTTTCTTAGCTTCTTTAGGAATCATAATCTTAAATCTACACCCTATTCCCATGTCTTTAAGTAATTTAGTTGAAACCATGAGTTGAGCGTATTTCTGGAGAGTTCTTTCATCAGAACCTAAGTGCATCATCATCTTCTCTCTAAGACTCATTAATCCAATTTCATCATAACCTTCTCCTTTGAGTTGTTTAACAAACTCTAATGCAAATGAATATCTACTTCTTCCTGCCATAATATATGTCTAACATCATTCATATATAAACTTATGTATAATTCAGGACATATTTCTTTAAATAAAATTTAATATTAATAAGACTATCTTCGAATGAAGATAGGTGAAATAATAAAGTTAAAAGTGTATTTACATCAAACCCTTAATGACAACGTAATTTGTTAATAATTAATAATGAAACAGGAGGGGCTATTTGGTCAATTAATATATGTGTGTTTGTGTTAAAAGGTGATTCCTACCTTCTCAAAATTTGGTCAAGGGACGCATAAACCATCTGACGCCTCGAACGCTCGGCGAGTTGGGGGTCTGTTATGCTATGCTAGTTTATAGCACTTCGCTGGTGAGGTGTTAGGCTCTAGCTGGTGAACACACATATATATAATATTTTAAAATCTAATCCTTTAAAATTATAAAATCTGTGGCTGGGCTCCTAGATAAGAAGAGAGAAGAGAAGCCAATAATCGCATAGGAAGGAAGGAGGGAGGGAGGGATGGAGGGGTGGGGCTATGGGGAGCTAAGCACAGCACAGCTTAGCGGGTTGGGAAGCAAGCCCAACACTGGCTTGCGTGGAATAGAATAAGCTAGTGCTTGCACTAGCCTATTAGCGCAGGAACTTCCTAGCGTTGCTCACTAGTTTGAGGCAGTAGCTTTAAGTAGATTGGAATCTATAAAAGGTTAATACTCACCAGCACAGCATAAGCACAGCGTTAATATTCTTTACACACTACAAACCTGCAAATCCCAAGCCAGACGTAGTTACTAACTATCATCACTTTAGCTCAGCGTACGCTGAGCTAAAGCATCACAGCTTAATAAAGCCATCGCCAGAGCCTGCTGTGTTGCAGGAGTAATACACTACGCTTAGCCTAGCTTTGTAAAGAGGTGAGGAGGTGATTAAACCCCTCATCCCCATATACCCTCTAAGTGAGGGCTTAATAATAATTTACTTTAGCATTAGATTGCTATCCAATAAGTCTTCTTCTAACTCTCTGTGCATCTTCAACGCAATCATCTTTAAACCCTCAATCAAATGCTCTTCACCAGCAACAACCTTAATTTCCCAGTTGATACCTTTAGAGTTCTTGATAAGCTTAACAGCTGACTTAGATGCACCACTCTCAAACATATCTGTTTCTTTTGTGATATCCATCTACATCTTAACAGTTTCTACGGTTTGAGTGTTTATTGGTGCTTGTTCACCAGCCAATATCTCTGGCGCTATGCTATCCTTAAGAGTTCCAAACACATTAACCTTAATTAAGTTAATCTTGAATTGCTTACCAATCCAAACACTAGTGTCTTTACCCCAAGCCTTTACAAACAACTCTAAAGCTGTTCTGTTTGGTGTGTAGCTCTTAGCTTCTTCTTTGCCATTAATTAATAGTTCAATTTTAAAGTTAATAACTTTCTTAACCTTCCCCTCTGGGCTTGTTAGCTCTGCTCCTACACCCGCATCTCTAAACGTAACTATTTCGCCACCTTTAACATCTTCCGCCTTTAGGTAGTCTCCGCTTAATTCTAATATCATTTTGTTATACCTCCATTGTCATCAATTAAATATGTCATCCTTCAATCCTCTTTTTTAGTTCTCTAATTGCTGTGGTATTACTACCCATCCTTATATGTACAGGTGTTATTTCATCAATCAACGCTAAGACATCTTTTAATGCTGTTACGTATCCAGCTTCTAATTCTGATAATACTGCTTTATCCAAATATTCTTTAATTGTTTTCATTTTTAACTTTGCTCCCACAACTAGCACAAATAAGAATTCCTAGTTTGCTTTTAGTTATCCATTTGTGCTTGCAT